TCTATATGACTCACCAAGTAGGGGATTTTTATTATAATCCACCTTGGTCATGTCTGTGTAATTCAAATATGTCATCGTGATATACTTTGCCGTCCCATTGATAGGAGGCCTCCCCCTGTGAAGGTGTGTCCATAGAGGGGGAAAGATAAGAATACTGCCTGTCTTCGGGGGTATCGATACACCATGATGAGGGAATTGTGTCTCGCCTTCATCAAAGTCCTCGTTGAGATACGCCATCATAATCAAATAACGCTTCGCACCGGCATGGCTCTGTACATCAACATGATCCTTGAACTGCTCGTCATTCGGTCCACCTTCTCCAACACGATACCGCTTCACCTTAAACTCTTCCCATCCCCATGTCTTTGGATCAGGAAACATCTTCTTGGTAATACGACAGTCCTTCAAGTACTGCATAATACAACCTTGAAACGTGTCCAATAGAGTCGCATTGTACGCCTCGAAACCATCATGCTCCATAGTATTCATACGAGTGCAGTTACATGCTCCGCATAACTTCGTACCATCAGGACGAAAACATAGGGACAGACTCTTCACTTTGTCTGCTTCTGTGGTAAGGGTAGACTCATACTGTGAGATTAGACCATCACAGAATGACTTGTCTAATGCACCTTCGTATAGTCGTATGTAAGAATCGCTTATCATCATATTAGAAGAATCCATCTAAAGTCCCCTGAGTTCCATACGAGTCATCAATCCACCAATTGATTTTGGTTGTAATAAATCTAAGAGGTTCTACAAAACTCTTATCGAACTGTGTATCATAATCTATTTTACCAAAAATGTCAAGTTCCTTTGGCATTGAAGTTATAAAAGAAAAGGCAGATGACTGATATATATTTGGTTGCTGCAAATGTAGAAACCGAACCTTATCGCCGTTCTGGATGATAGGGTATTTGTCCTGTAGTTTATTCTTTTCAACTAAGTGATTGTAAAGGATGGCACCTTTGACATGGATGGGGGCACCTTTCCTGAACAACTGAGAATCACCACTCCATCGCTGAATACCATTACAACTACGAGGATATGCAATATCTTCTGGTGGAAGAGACATAAACTCATCACGGAAATTTTGTATAAAGTTATTCAACTGTTTACTATCACCGTCCATAATAATCTTCAGAGCTTCTTTAATCTTCTCTCGACATGGGGCAGGGGTCGAAGACTTGACTGCTTCAATACCCATAATCTTCAAGTGTGGTTCCTTGAACCGCACACCTTCCATATCATAGACGTTTAGAATATAACGCTTTTTAGCAGTCCAGATAGCTTTGTCAGCAATTGCTTCACGTCCCATTTCCATCTTCTGTTCGTAGGCGTTAGTTACTTTAGCAAGCTCTTGATAAGACTTAGAAATATGTGGTTCCAGCTTATCTTTTGAAACTTTGTCCAAGAAGGTAACAATTTTTGAAGTCTCTGTTCCCTCTTTAAAGACGCTATTAACCAATCTGTCAAAACTGACGTATACACTGTCGGTATCTGCTGCCAAAATGTAATCATGGTTCTTAGTGTCGAGCAATTTGTTAAGATATATGTTAAGACTTTTTTCAACCCACCGAATAGATAACTGACCAGATGTTGTAATTGCAGTAGCAACCAACAAATCGAAATACCTAAACCAATTATTCCCAATTGCACCATACGCACTATTGAGCGATATCTTTTTTGCCATTTGGATGTTGTCATAACGGGATATCTTTTTGAGGATATCTTTGTTGCCACTGTCTTCATACTCTTGTTTAGCTTCGAGAGCAAGTCTCTTATACTTGACTCTATCATTATACATTGTCTCCATTAATTCTGGTAGAAATCCACGAATGTCTTTGCGAAAGAATGCACCATTTGGTGTCATACAATATTCTGTATCATTCTTTGCTTTTCCTTTAAGTAACTTGTCTACCATACCATCTACTGGTTTTGCACCACCATTCACCAAAGTTTCTGGTGAGATGTTATACTGCATGATAAGGTGAGGATATAGTGAGTTCAAGTCAAACGACATAACCCACTTGTGCATACCCACTTGAGGGTCTTTTACATACGCACCCTCAAACTTACCGTACTTTTCTTCACCCTCTTTCTTCTGAGGGATAACAACCTTCTTCTTCATTAAGTAATTGTGTATCAGAATATCCCAATACCGAACTGTACCTAACACATCTACAAAGTTTACCTTTGCATCGTATGCCATCGTAAGGGCAAGTTCAATTAGACGCATCTTGTCTTCTAGTTTATCAACAATCTCAACGTCTTGAATATTGTATTCAATGAACGATTGATAATCTTTGGTATACCATTCACGGAAAGTTTCAAATGGATTACCATCTTTACTTTCACCCAACTCCACCTTTGCAATGTGATCTAGGGTGTACCGTTCCTGATTAGTGTATGTGAACTTTTTGTAAAGATCGAGATAATCTAAACCAGTGATACCCATAATAGAATAGGTTTGATGCTTCCTACCCATCTGATAGACTTCACGCATCTGAACACTCTTCCAAGGGGATAGACGTTTCAGTTCATCCTCACCGAACAAGTTCTTTATGCGATTGCAAATATATGGAATATCAAAGAACTCTGTATTCCAACCAGTTATAATGTCAGGATGATGTTTTTCCCAAAAGACAAGAAACTCTTTAAAGAGATGTACTTCACTTTCGCAATTGATGTAAGTTACATCAGGACGATCATTTTGAAACTCACCAATACCCCAAACCATAATCTTTTTAGATTGTTGGTTCTTCATAGTAATGGATAGCATTTCTTCCTGTGCTTGTTCTGGATTCGGAAACCCATTTTCGCATTTCACTTCAATGTCAATTGTGACAATAAGAATATCATCCTTATCCCAAGGACAAGGGTCATCATACGACTCGTTCATATACGAGTATGCGTATTGAGTATTTCCGTAAATTAGATTAGGTTGATTTTTGTACTGTTCTACCCATGTCTTAGCCTCCTTGATAGAAGGATGCTTGATAGGAGTACAGTAATCACCTTGAAGGGTTTTATACGGAGTGCGATCTTTTACTTTCGCATATAGGGTAGGTTGATACTTCAACCGAAAATCCCTACGTTCTCCGTTATTAATTTCCCGAACTAGTAGTTGGTTGCCCCATTGGACAACATTGGTATAAAATCTCATAATGTAATAGTACCACAGTTAGGTAAGAAAAGTCAATCCTCTTTTTTCTTACCGATATTATATTTAGTTTCTAACGTCCACTCATCTTTTTCTTTAAAGGATAGTACCTTAATCTGACTCAATGGCGCTAGCTCTTCTTCTAGAATTGGTGCAACAACGTCCACCAATCCCCAATCTGATAGCAATTTTGCAATTGTATTTCTGCGAAAAATATCGTTCTCTGTCAAGTTAGCATGTTTACCATCTAATGCAAACAGCTCTTTGAAGTGGACAATAAAATACCGTCCCTGTTTATGTAGTATATGACAGGACTGAAATAACTTTCTTTCTTTTCGGGAGGCTACACCAATACGGGATAAGGTCTCTCTGACTTTTAAAAAGTCATCTGGTTCTTTGAGAACCACCTCAAGCATACTATCCTGCTTCCAATTAACTTCTTCCATTTCTTCCACCTTTATTTAATTTTTGTTTTATGATGGAAAGCTGTTCGTCAGACAGCAAATCGAGTGCAGACTTTGCTTTTGCATTACCATATCCATAAAACTCTTTTACATATTCTAAGTCTTTTAATTTCTTCGCCTTCAACCAAGGAGCATACCGACTGCGTGCTCTAAGACTATTTAGTAAAAAATCAAATTGCAGTTTCTTATCTACATGATGTAGTTGGTTAATTTCGTTAACTAACAATATGGTGTCTGGAAATGGTGCTAAACACTTGTTAACAATAAATGGGGCGTATTTCTTTTTCCAATCTTCATCCTCGCTGTCCAGTAAAGGTTCTTTGGTTTGGTTAATTGCTTTGAGATAATCCTTTAATTCATACATCGAATTTCTTAAGCCTCCTGTCATCCATCTGATCTTGATTTGCTAAATTAAGGGTGAGCAGGTCATGTCTCAATTGAGATGGTTTCATTGCAAGTATATTTTTCTGTCTAGGTTTGGGTATGGAACCAAACGTAAACACTACTTCCTCTGCCTGTTCACCTATAAGTTCTCTCACCTTATCTCTATCAGTGGTAGATTGATGTTTAAATATAGCTGTTCCATATACAGAATGAAACAATCCAGCATCCTGTAAGTATTCTGGAGCTCCCATATCTCTTAGATTCTTCTGTACACCAAAGAGATGGTCAAACAAGCTTTCCCCCGAATGGGATACCTCCATGCTACCTAAACTTCGTAGATACTCAATCTTTATAGAAGTCGAGTCTGTCACTATTAGGATCCTCCACTAAATTCATATCACCAACAAAAAGTTTGAATACAACAACAGGTCGTAATTCATAACAAAACTTAGATACTGGCATTGCTTGGTGATTATTTTGAGCAGGAAAAATCAGAACACGATTACCTATGTAATTACAATAACGATCTATATTTTTACCTTCATTATCCCAAATTGCAGTACCACCAAGCCACTCTGGTTTCCAATCCATTCGTGGATAGTACATCATAGTAAAGTCACCATCGTCACGATGCATATGAGGTTCTACACCATTGGTATGTGCATTCAAATACAAACGCTTCCAACCAACTATATTGTATTTCTCTTCTAATTTATATTTGTGTTGTACTGCATCCCAAATAGGTAACAGATATTCATAACCTGATGTGATTGCAGACTCTACATTTTCACCGCAAAAGACATGCCAGTGCGGTTGTATTCCTATATTCCTATTAGAATTATAATCATATTTCCAATGTACTTTTTTTATTTGACTTTGAATCAATTCTGCTTGGTGCGAT